TGTAGATAAGCATCCATTTCATTTTGGAAGCCAAGAGGATTGCGATCATGTTTTACTCTAAGCCTTTGTGCTTCTAGCCGAATGTCAGTATCCATTGTGTCAACGAATCTTTGTTCAACTACTTTTTGGTAAGCTTCTCTTGCAATGCGTCCATAACCTTCTGGGACTTGTAAAGCCACAGGTTTTCCATCTGCATCAAAAACTTTAAACTTAGAAGTTTCAATAGCATTAGCTGCATCTCGACCAGCTTTTTCTGCGGTTGCTGCATCAATACGATAAGCTTGCTCTCTTATTTGCTCACCTGCATTTTGAAGTGAACGACCTATTGCACCAGCATCAGTATCAAAACTAACAACACCTATTCGCTGATTGGTAGCTGTACCTTTTCTTCTAATTACTTGTGCCATTTAAACCTCATGCTGATCCAGTTGGAGCTGATGTAGCTTGCATACTATGAATACCTGACATAAAATCAGCAGCAGCACTAATTCTTATAGCACTCCCTCTATTCTTACCTCTTTGAACTTCGAGTAAACTTTGAAGAGTTGCTTTTGATTTTTCCATAGTTGCTTGACTTGCCATTATACGAAGATCATCAAATGTTACTTCTTTTTGAGAATCCATAAATGCAGTAACACTTTGATCAAAATCTCTATTCTTAAGTAAAGCACCTTCATTGTATGCTATATCATCAAACATCTGAGCATATCGTTGGGTTTGAGCTTGAGCAGCAGCAGCCTCACCTCTAATACGATCTGTTATTATATTCTCAGCAGTATCTTTACTTTGCTGTTCTTCAGCACGAGCCTGTTGCATCGCACCCATAAACTTCATGCCTAAACCTATTACCTGAAATACTGACATTAAAATATTAACTCCGCAATTAATCCATTTACTTGTAAATCTAATGGTGAATCCTGTGATATAGTTACTTTTGGATCTCTATCATAACCTAACAATCTAAATTCTTTTTTTCCAGTAAATGCTGTTAGCTCTGTTGATAAATCATCAGTAACATTTCTTACAATCATAGATGTATTATTAACTTTACATGATAAAGTATTATTTAAATCAAGATATACACTTCCAATACCTCTTGGTGTTCCTGTTACTGGACCACTTGTAATAGAAGCATCTATAGGATTTGTAGTTAATTCAATATCAAAACTATAACCTATTTCAGCAGATATTAAATTAGCACTTACAGAAGAAACATCTACATTTCCACTAGTAACAGTAAACTCACCTAAATAATTATTACCACTTACAACTTTAACTTTAGCATTATTAGCAAAAACAGATGACACATCAAAAACACTAGAAGAACCAGAAAAGTTTTTTGCATTATCTAAATTAAATGTTGAGTTAAACTCACAAAGAGTAATTCTTTTTGTGCCAGCACCATCATCATATTCAACATTTGCAAAAACTCTATCATCAATTGTAACAGTAGAATGAAAAACTCCATCAGTAACAAACTCAACCCAACCAGCACGTTTTTCAATTCTATTAGAATTAAATACAGATAATGTTCCATCATCATTTAATATAAACACATAACTTTCTGATCGAGACAATGCACCATATAATGTATTCATTTCTAATGGTGTCTTTATTAAATGTGATGAAATAGTAGATATAGCTGTAGATGTATAAGCAGCTTCACTATCACTAAACAAATATTCCCTTACAATCTTACCACCCTTTTGTACAAATAAAGTGGCACCATCAATAGCTTGTGGTCTTTCAAATCCAGAACCAAAAGGTGTTTGTAATTTAATTTGTGCATTAGTTGGCGTTAAAGGTTGATTTTGAAAAGCAGGTACAAAAAACTCAGCAGATGCTGCAAACACTTGAAGATCTCTATTAGAAACTAAATGACGTATTTGTTGCACCTCTCCAACAGCAGCAGTCAAATGAATAGCCTCATTATCTTTTGCGTCAGCTACATCAAAATTATAATAACGAGCAATCTTACTTAACCATATAGAATCTGGCTGTCCTACTGTGCCACCAAAAGCTAAACGATTTTCATGAAATGTAACAGCAGCAGGGAATCCTCGAAGACCAGAATATGATTGCTCATCCCAACTTGTGGTTGGTGCGTGTGTTGTTACTGTTGGTGTACCACCGCCAAGCTCAGAAGCGTTTGAAGATCCACCAGCAGTAAAAGTAAATACATCACTACTAATAATACCTGTTACAGTTCTTGTTCCGTTAAGATTAGAATTAGCTATTCCACCAACAGCATTACAATCTGCAAAATCAACTGAGTCATTAACTGACATACCATGATTAGCAAGCGTTACTTCTACAGTGCTTGATCCATTATTTGTTCGTAATGAATCTGGGCTAAGTCTTTTTTTCAAAGTATCTTGAATATTACCTGTCGCAACTGTACTATTTGTTACACCAGTTATAACAATTTCATTTCCATTATATCTTATAGTTGTACCTATATGTTTTGATGGGGAATCAGTATTCCAATAAGCAGAACTTGTTGTAAGAGTAACCCCATTACCACTTGTTGCAGAAGGATCTAAAGTCATACCAGCAGTTTGAAATGGATAATATGGTTGAAACACAACTTTATCATCTGATCTTGCATCAAAAACAAAAGGCTCAACATGAAATGTTGTAAGTCCAGTTCTTACAATTGATTGAGGCATAAATGTATTATGAGCAATAAACATAACATCACCTGCTTGAGCGTATGTATATTCATGCAAAAAATCTTGATCAAATAATAGTGTTGCAGAGTTAATATCTTGAGTTAAAGATTGAATAGAAGATACTGCACCAGTAGAAGGATTAATTTGAAAAACTCTTATACTTTGATGCTGCAATGAAATAATATATTGCTCATCATCAGAAAATATAAATGGTAATAATCTACTTTGTTGTTTTTTACTTGTGTCTACAGTTATATCTGTAAATTTATGAATAAACTCTAAACCAGATCTTTTTATAACACCGCCTTCAGATCTTAAAAAAAAATTCTTAACTCGTTGTGCAGATTGATTATAGATTGGTGAATCTGTTCTTGATGTTAAAGATGGGCTTACCTCTCCAAACGAAAAGTTTGTTATTGGTATTCTTACTTTTTGCATTATGTTCGCCTATTAACAATAAATCTACTTGTTGTAAGTTTCCTTGTTGTCTGCTGTTGTGAATCTAAATTTCTAGCTTTAGCCATAGTAACAGTTGCTTGCTGAGACATTAAAGTAGCAAGTGATTGATCTCTTGCTAAAGATAAAGCAAATACTGAAGCTAACTCATACTCAACCGCCAATGTAAAATATGAAGGCCAATCTTGTTCGTTAGCACGATGAGTAAAATCAAGAACTAAACTTGCAGAAGCATCTTCATTACAAAAAAGTTTATCACCATATGTTTGATATTCTACTGGAAAATCATTTACAGTAACAACATGAGTCATTAACCATCCAGCTGGCAATTGATATGCTGCATCAAAACGACCTGTTGGTGCTTCAGTTAATCTATTTAATACAACTTGGTTTGTTGCAAATCTCCAACGTGTATTAACTAATGATGCTCTAGCAACATCTTCATACATATTTGAAGAAACTAATGCTTCATTGTTACCATCATCAAAAGAAGAAATAGGATCTGCACCTATTAAAATAAGAGCGCGGCTACATACATCTACTGGAGAACTTGCCGCTGTACTTGAAACCGCCATATAAAATCCTCAAAGAAAGGTGGGGCCGAAGCCCCAACCTATTAGTCGCTATCAGTTTCTGATACTGCCGTACCATCAGATACGTCAACAACAGTACCAGTATTAGACAATACTGTTACAAAACTTGTTGTTGGTGCGTTAGTATCATGCACTATGATCATATCACGAACAGCAAGCATATTAGCTGAGTCGTTAAAGTAACCAGCAGTATTTACTGTAGCTATCGCATCAGTAGTTGTATATCTCCACAAACTACCATTTGAGTCACCACCAATACGAGTTAGTCCACTTGCACTATAAGCCATTTTCTAACCCTCCTAGTTATTATCTAGCAGTTCGTATATACCATTGTCATCAATGACAACAGAACCCATTGACATCATTGATGTCGCTAGGTGCGATACTTTTTCTGCTACATAGTTTACTTCAGTCTGAACATCAGCGTTCACACCAATTCCAACTGCTCTCATGTGATAAGCAAAGTTCTTACCACCAGCTACAGCTGATGTTGAAAAGATCTTGAAGCCCAAGAACTCTTTCATTGTCATACCGCCAGCAAACGGTAGATTTTGTGGTCCAACAAAATCACTCGAAGCAAATTCTGTAATATTAAACAGATCTGCAAAACCAGCAGGGGACATAGCAATATAGCGTTGCCCATCTTCTGGAATACTTGCTGTTCCGAATGTTTCAAAAGTGCTAAGAAGATCTGCTTTACTTACAGCAGAACCACCAGCACCTAACTGAGTTGAGTTAGCACCAGCATCCATAGCTGTTGTGATAAGCTCGTCAGTCTTACGACCCAATGCAGCAGCAGCACTTTCAGCAATAGCTTGACGCTCGTTGATATTTGTTTTCAACTCGTCAAGTTTATCAATGTACTCAGCAGCATAGAAGTCAGCCATTGTTACTTCCACATTAGTATGTGCAAGTTCCATTGGTGTAACATTACCGTTGCGTGATTTAGTTGAAGCAGTTCCAGTTCCTATTTTCTGGAATCTTGCTGTGTTGCCCGACACATTCGTAGAACGAATGGTATTACGCAGTTTAGAACCCATGCGCTGGTATGCAAGATGCACATCGGTTTCAAACTGTTTAATAAAGGCTTGGTCAATTGTATTAGCCATTTTACAGTT